TCTTTGAGCCTACTATTCACAGCATTGACTCGATCTCGTATAGCTGGGTGTTTATGTTTAACCTTAACTTTAAATCCAGCGTTCTGTAAAATAGATAAATCAGTTCTACCACCAGCAGATGTCTTTCTTTGTTTAGATGCTGGGTCAGGATATATAAATATTGGAATTTGTGTACCATAACGATCTCTTAACTCTTGCACCATTTCATCAGTATTACTTCCATAAATAATAACCTCATCTACAAAGTAAACTTTATCATTTTCCATTTGACCTACACAAGCACTCATTGGGTCAACATTGAAGTCCATTCCTATATGTAAAGGTTTTTCCCAATCTATCTGTCGTTTAACAACACTTTCTACAGGGTGGAAGTTATAATAAACACTACCAGCATAGTTTTCAAATGTACCCTCAAACTCTTGTCTAAAAGTTCTAATATCAATATCTTGTTTTGCTTGTTCTATTTCTTCTGGTGTAACCATACCACCCTCAATAGTCGTATATTGGAAAGACTCCCAATCGTTATCTTGTTTACCTTTTAAATATAATTCATAAGACCAATTACCATAACCTTTTGGCGTTCCACAAAATAATACATGGCCTAATCTGTCAGATATACTTGCTCTTAATACTTCATACCAAGTCTTTTTATTTATATCTGCAAACTCATCTAATATTAAAAAGTCTAATCCTGTACCTCTTAATGAGTCATAGTTATCTGCACCCTTTAATGATATTTGACTATTTGTTTTTCTAATAGTTATTGTCATTGTAGTTTCGTTAATATCCTCAATCCAATTAAATTGATTAAGCATTTCTTTAAGAGTTCCCCACACAATCTCTTTGGCCATTTTAAATGTAGGTGCTACATACCAAATCTTTCTATTTGGCTGACAAGCATATTTCATCATTTCAGTTACAGCTAAATAAGTCTTACCAAATCTACGACCTGATATTAAAACTCTAAACCTTGATTTACTTGTTGAAACTTTATGTTGGTGTTTCGTTAGTGTTATTTTCATTACAGAAGTAAGATATATATAATTTGTCTTTGTTAAATTTTTCTTTGTATTCGTTAGTTACTTTAATTGTTACAGTAGCACCAGCTTTAGTACAATCTGTCCATGTGTTAAATTTGACAGGGTGTACTGCTGGAGTATTACAGAATCCTGTTATTGCAGAGCAGATTGTATAAGCTAAAACGAATTTCATTATTCTAGTATAAGTTTTTTAATAGATTTTGCACCTAAATAAATTTCTGTTTCTGCTTTACTTTTAATACACTGATATTCTACATTTGAACCTGTGTTAGTTCGCATAGCAATTCTTTTACCCTTTAAACATTGAGACATAGATTCTTGTATTCTGTGTTCTTTAATTTCTCCATTAACAATCATTAGTAATGCAACTACTATCTCAACCATGACCATTACCATTTGCTCTTACTTTGTCTTTTATCTTTTCAATATCCTTTAATGCTTTTTCTAATTGTTTAGTTACAAATTCTATGTTAACTTTGTTGTGCATCATATCTTCTATTCTCTTTTCAATTTTTTCTACTGTCTTATATAAATCTTCAAGCAACATAAACTGTTCTTGATCGGTTGGTAGTTGTTCAGATTTTTTAAGTAAATCAGCTTGGAATAATTCTCTTGATGTTTCTAATGATGTAAGTCTAGCAGTAACTTCTGTATAAGCAAAGACACCCATAGCAACAGCAATTACTATACCAACCATATTTTTAATTGGCATAGCAACAGATGTATTATCTGATATTTTCATATTTATTTTCTATTTTCATTAGTTGTTCATATATTGCAGAAGTTAAACCAGGAGGAGCAGTTATAAAATCATGTTCACTCTTTACACACCCTGCTGTTAAGATAAATATAATTAAATATTTCATATTGGTGCTACTAAAAATGTTAATAAAATAAATGCAATAATGATACCACCTGTAAAATAATAGTTCATATAAGCATACTCCATATTAATTACTTCTCTTTATTAAGAAGTTTTTAAAATCTATTTCTAACTGCTTAATTTTTTCTTCAAGTCTTTGCAGTTTATCATTCGTAACAATTGTATTACCTTTGTTTTTCTCTATATTTAATAACAAGTGATTTTGATTTTCTTGTATTCTAGCAATGTAAGTTTTAAAGTTATAAAGATGAGTATCGTTTATTACAGTAATCTCTGCTTTATTTTTATTGATAGTTTCAGTTAGACTTACAATATATTTAACTCCTGTAAATGTACCAACAATAACAGATGCTATAACAGGCACTAATACAAAGTTCTTTTTAAGTAAGTCTGAAACATTCATTTAGCAACTTTCCCTTTGTTAATACCTTTTTTAATCACATATTCTTTAGTGCCATTTGCACCATGATTTACTTCTCTTTTTAGATTTATAAACATTTGCATCTCTTTCCATTTCTTTTGGCTATCCTTAGTAAATTTATCTAAAATTTTAGTATCTCTCATATTTTAAATCCTTTTTGCCATGATCTAACTGCCCAATACACAGGAGTTGTATTTAACTGTTTTCCTGATCTTTTAGCTTTAGCAAGTATAGGTCTAAATCTTGCCATAAATGATCTTTTTCTAGCTGGAATATTTTTTTTAATAGATAACTTTTTATCGCCAAAATTAACTTTAACTACTCTGCCTGTCTTACGATTTTTAACAAATACTTTAAACTTCTTAACATCTCCTCTTGATGGTTTGTTAAGTTTTACAGTTTTATTTTTATATTTAGCCATAATAAACTAAATATCATAAAATTATCTTTGAAAGAACCTTTTTCTCCAATCATGGCAAGTGTAAGTATCTTTAACACCTTTACTTCCCCACCTACCACAAAATGATCTTTTATTACTGTAGAGACCACAGTTACCACAGGCTTGTTTTGTTTTACTTAACTCAAATGATTGTGGTAGTGAGTAATCTATTATCTCTCCATTAGGATAGAAGTTACTTCGTTTCTTTTCCATGCTCTATTAATTTTCTTTGTTCTTTGATTACATCTAATGCTTTATTTAATTTTCTTAAAGCAACATCTCTTTGTATTCTTGCTTGATCACATTCTGATCTAGCTTGATCTCTCTGTTGTCTTAACTTTAAAAATGTATTCTCTCCAATTTCATTTACCTTGTCCACGATATTTCCCTTTTCCTTGTTGTCTGCGTTTATGTTTATTTAATGTACTTGTTATTGGTCGTCTGCCAATAGAAGTTCCTTTTTCAGTTTTAGTATATTCGATTGTTGCACCAAATAGATTACCTTTTTTTTTAGCCATCTACCTCATCTGCTTTTGCGTCTATTATTAATGGTAAAGGCTCAACAATAGATTCAGTTTGTGTTCTATCTTTCATGCCTAGATAGTTTTTACTTAACCAAATCTGCATATGGGTATTATCTTTTTTAACAGCCTTATCCCACATCTTCTTTCTTAAACTAGCTTTACCCTTTTCTTTAAACTCCTCTACAATATGTGCATAATTTCGTTTAAGTGTTTTAGGCGATATATTAAGAACACTTGCTATTTCATAGTCAGGACAGCCAATAGAGGCTAAATTCTTTAGTATTTCTATATCAACCACTATTTTGGGTCTTCCAGCACCCTGTCTTTTTTCTGTCTTATTTGCCTTATTTTTGTCCATTTTCTAACTCTGCCTTTTTCCCTGTAAAGTTCTCCCACCTTTTAATTATAACATCACAATATTTAGGGTCTAATTCCATACCATAACATAATCTATCCATTTTTTCACACGCAATTAATGTACTTCCTGAACCTAGAAATAAATCTAATATTACTGATTTTGGGTTAGTTGTTTTATCTATTGCTTCAATTGATAATTCAACAGGTTTTTGTGTAGGGTGTTTGTATTTTATAGCTTTATCTTTTTGTAATTTCCAAACACTACCAATTCTTTTACCACATAATTCAGCACCACGATTAAATACTAATGCCATTTCATAATCAGTAGAAAATGTTTTTTTTAAATCTCCAATACCACCACCTCCTTTATGCCATACAACCATATTAGTAGGGAATCCAAAAGATTTTGTATTATCAAGCCATTTATCAATAACTTTCCAAGTAGTCCAAATAAATATCCAACCTTTAGAAAATTTATCTATCATTGGAGTTATATCTAATATTTTATCATCATTTTTTATTACATCAAATTTTTCTGATTTTGTTCTCATATTTGATTGATAATTAACTCCATAAGGAGGGTCAGTATTTACTAAATCTGCAATTTTATTATTCATTAATTTATGCACATTTTCATAATCAATAGAATCTCCACACATAACTCTATGATTACCAAGTTTCCAAATATCTCCTAGTTTAGATATAGGTTCTTCAGGTGCTTCAGGAACTTCATCTTCATCAGTTAAACCTTGTTTTTCCTCAAATAATATATCGTTAAGCTGATCTTCATTAAAACCTAATAAATCTAATTTAAAATCTTTAGCTTCTAAATCTTTTATTTCCATTGCTAATAACTCACTATCCCACTCGGATTCTTCGGCAGTTCTATTATCAGCTATTCTATATGCGTTTATCTGTTCAGGTGTAAGATTGTCAGCAATAGTTATTGGTACTTCTTTATAGCCTAATTTTTTAGAGGCTCGGTATCTAGTATGACCTACAACTATAACTCTATCTTTATCAACTACTATAGGCTGTCTAAAACCATATTCTTTTAAAGACATAGCAACTTTATCAATAGCTGAGTCTTTTAATTTTCTCGGATTGTTCTCATAAGGTTTTATAGTATTTATATCGGCTGTTTCTATTTTCATTATATCTCCATTTTTTTCATCTCTTTTATGCAACCAATAGGAAAGACATTTCTATCACTAAAAGATTCTTCATTCTCATCATAACTAGCAAATGTTTTTAGATGTTTGTTATCTTTAGAATAAACATATCCTG